TTATCCCAATTCAAGCCGCTTCATCCCTTCTATATAATTTTCTATAAATACAATTGATTCATCTAATAATTCATAATACTTACTACCTTTGATATTGTCCCAGTTGTTTTTGTAATCGATCATATAGGTGTGCCACGGTTCTGGACAAACAAGTTCAAACCTACCCGTCTTTTCATAATGTTCTATAATTCCTCTATATCTAAAGAAATGATAATGTGATTTAAACGCTTTAGTAACTTCATATCTTGATTTCCCATATTCAAGTTGTGCTTCTAATGATTTTAATAAGAACTCTTTATGATTGATACTTAATAGCTTATCCACTGTTTCTTTGAAATCAGGATCTATGTGAATGAGTGTTCTATCTAAACTTAAGAACGTATCAGTAGATGATCTATGATAGGCAGTAATGGTTTCATCAAAGCGATGTCTTGCTAGAAACCTTTCTTTTGAAAAGATAAACAAATCCACCTGCCCTAAGTTCAAGTGGATATTATCTCTAAAACCATCTAAGACAACAGTGACATCTGTATCGCTATCTTCATCATTAATACCATAAGCGATTGAACCACTATAATAGGCTAGTAAGATTTTATGATAAGGAAATATACCTCTAATTTTGGTTAGGATCAAGTTCATCTTCTATGACCGGTTCAATCACTGGCTCTATTACATCAAAATCATCTAGGGCATCTTCAAAGCCAATGACGTTTTCTTTTAACCAAAGATAGCCTCTTTCAATAGGGTTCACATTTAAGAAACTTATAAAATCACCAAATGGTATTTCAATGTCGATTTCTTCTACAGGTTGATTAAAATTTGCTCTCGCTTCTTTTGATATATATGTTGCGACACATAAACTGATTTTCTTATTTGAATAACTAATATTAAATGCTGTGATTCTATGATATGAAGCCTTTATACCAAACTTTGTGTCTAATTCTCTAATAATTGCCATAATTGCCTACTTTCTCTTTATTCTATAAAGGGTTATTGATAATGAATCCGGAGAACCAACATTGAGTCCTGTATTAATATACATCGCTCCTAAGTCACCATGAAAGGAATGCACAAAATCTGCGAGCTTTATTGAACTATCACTTTGGCCTGATAAGGTTGCGATACTTTTACCATAAGCCACCCATTGTTGTGTATCATTATAAGAACTTTTAAATGTTGGTGATAGTTCAAAGTCGATGACTTTCGTGATTCCACTTGTAATCACTGGACCACTTGCATAACTATCTTTGATGTAATGAACGGTTGAGTTTTTGCCTACTCTTACATCATGAGAACTATCTTCAGTATTGACATGATGTGCAATATAGGATCCTTGCAAATTGGATAAAGCACTTGTTCGGTAATAAATATAGGTATCTGAGATATCTGCAGATGTTCCCTGCGTTGATGAAATGATATGGACTTTATAAATATAGTTTGGATCAAAAGCGTATTGTAAGGTATGCGTATACCCATAACCTTCATAAAAATAGACGACTTCCATTTCACCGCCAATTTTTACAACAGAAGATGGTCCTCTTGCATATAAAGCATTAGACCCATAATCAAAAGCAAGCTCACCAAGATAAGATAACTTTGAAGTGGTCGGTATGGTACTACCTCTTTTAACTCTAATAATGGCCATTAATAGGTACCACCATCAATGACAGAAGTTGGTGTTAATACCTTAGATGCATCAATACCTAATTTATATTTAATTTTTGTTGGTGTATAACCTGTATCAACAACTGGAAAATATGTTAGTGCATTGGTAAGTACAGTTGAATCATAGTTTGTTTCACTAGAAGCAAGCGCCATCCCTTCTGCGGTAATAATCGTTGATATTTTTGCATTGGCTAGTTTTGTTCTTTGTTCTGTTGTTAAGTGAAGATTACTTGAAACATGTGTGTTATAAGTAGATCCTGCAACCCCACCTAAATCAGCAAGTGTAACGGTAACTGCACCCGTTGAACCATTAACACTTGTCACTGAGTCTGTTGGGGTTAAAAGCTCTTGCCAGTTTGCTAAGGTTGAATAAGGTGCAGCTTTTAATATGAATGATTTATTTAAATCTGTACGTACTGCAACATCTCCTTCTTGTGCTGTTGATAAACCAAGCATGGCTGTTTGACTTGCCACAACAAAAGTATTGGTCATCGCTATCTTTGGCACAACGCTATCTGCTAGTTTTCCACTTGAATTTAGAATAGGAATGTTTCCGTTTCCTGTTCCTGTGTTTTTGGTTGCGGCACTTCCTAAACCAAGCGCAGTAATCTTTGTATCAATTTGATCGTCAACTTTACCAGCTGATGGTATTTTTAAATAATCACTATCTGCTAAAGGTACTGAAACAGATGCTGTTTTATCTGCTTTCGCAATATATAAATGCTCACCATTAAAATCAACTTGTGGTTCTCCTGCTTTCACTACACCAGTTGTCCCGGTAAGGGGTCCTGTTCCTGCAGATGTTCTTCTTTTAATTTGAATTGTTGCCATAACTTCCTCCTATTTTTTTAAATATGCTGATGTAATATTATGTGACGTATTCCCGCAACTTAAGGTAACCACGCCTTGTTCATAAACAACACTTAATGTATAATCAGCTCCGGCATATCTATAACTAATATTTCTATTTGATCCAACATGAATAAATAAACTATCACCTGGAAAACTAATAATTGTCGTATTATTTATGAGTACATAAATAAGTGATTCAGATAACTCAACTGATGATGTATTAAAAAACTGATAAACACCATTCGATACTTTTGTTAGATTTTTTCTAACTGGTCTGTATCTATCAAGTAACTTATTTTCTAAATCAGCAATTTTATCTTTATCATTTAAAATAAACTTTCTTGTATAGGTTTGATTAATCGATACGGATGTGGTTGTTTTTGTATATGCGCATAATACAAACTCATAGAGTCCTTCTGTTGTTAGTAAATTAGTAAGTGTGAGAGAAGGATAACCACTGGCTTGTTCTTTTAAATAAAGACTCACTTCATTGGTTGCTGTATTAACTCCAAGCACCACATACCCATTCTTATTAGAATCTGGTGTAATACCTATCGTTGTTTGATTTTCAATATAGATAATACGGCCATATACAGAAACATAACCGTCTTGAAAAGTTAATGTATTATTCGCGAGTGTCACTTGACACTCATTTTTTAATCCTTTTAAAATACCGATATCCTTTGAATAAAAAAAGTGATACAAATCTGCATCAATTTTTGCGGTAACATTCCCACTTTCAAAGGTTACTTTTTGAATTCCCATTAGAATTCACCTCCATCTAAATTGGTATTGGTAATCATGACACTACTTGAAGTAGTTGTTTTTACTTTACTTAAAAGTTGTATTTTTTCTGTAAGCTTTACCCGGTATTCACCTAGGGTTATTTTTGCAACCTTAAGGGTATCTTTAAACAAGATACCTGTTACAACTGTGTCATAGGTTTTATGTTTATGAATGAATGATATATAATCCCCTAAATGAAAGTTCATAAAGGGGTTAAATACTTTATTGTTGAGATCTAAATTAAATGAGATATAGTGATCTAGTTTTGAGGTCATCATTTCACTTCTAGCTTTAGTTTCTAAAGTATCCACTTCTTTATCTGCATAAATAAATGACTTGGCCATCACTGAATGATACCTATCTACGTGATTGGCATCTTCTGTAATACTCCCACTTGTAAGTAAATAATAAGTTTTTATACCTTTATAAATCTCATTATCACTTCTTGGATAAAAGAGTATCTTATTAATCACTTGTGAAGATGAATCATTGGTTTCGATGTTTAAAATTGATGAAAAGTTACTCTTCATCACGAGGCCTTCATTTACATGTACGATCTTAAATAAGATACCTGTTATCCGTCCTCTCACGTATAATACTTCTGTTTGAAAGCTTATCCCATAGGTCTTTGAAACAAGTTCAAAGAGTTTTGATATACTTTCAATCTTGTCTGCTTCAAAGCTTAAAGATCCATAAACACTAGCGTCCTTTTGTACAGTCAAGTAGTCTAGGTTTTGAATCGAATCAGCATTCACTTTAAAATGTGTATGAATCACTTGATACAAGTAATCGATTAAATCACCGGTGAAACTAGCAACTGGTATATCCAAATTAAAAATCTCTCTAAAATCGAGAGATTTAATGATCGTTGAATGATCGTCTTTTTGTTCGATGCTTTCTAAGATACCGATATAGGAAAATAATTCATTAGAGGCTATGACAATGTCTCCTATGGACGTTTGGATATTGGTTTTATTGGCTTTAAAAACTGAACGCTGGATGATCACCATATCAAGATTAATCTCATATTCTTTCCCAACTGGTGCATAATCTTTATAGTGAAGAGTTTTTCTATCTAAAAATATGAGTTTCATACTAGATACCCATATACCCTTCAAGTAGCGTTACTTTACATATAGACTTTGTCGCGACACCTGGTTTAAATTCAATCTCATAATTCCCATGATTCACAAATAAGAAATTATCTTCTTGAAAATCCTGCAGGCCGTAAACATCTTGTGTAGTACCGTTTTCTATGAGTGTGATTTCTTGTTTACTTGGTATAGCTATGATTTTTAGTGATGCGTTATCTGATTCCACATAAAGCTTCATCTTAGAGATGACATAGCCATTTTTTAAAATTGATACTTCAGGATGATAAAAGGAACCATGGATTTCAATGTTAATTGGTGCTTCATCAAGTCCTTGATTATTAATATGAATCAGTCCTTGATAAGAACTCTCATAATGATAAGGATACCCATATGGATAAACTTTACCTGACTGATTCCCATTGGCGACAATTTCAAAGGTTTTTTCTTTATACCACATGGATACTTTTTTAAAAACAATCTGACTTTGAATGGTTGATGCGACCAGTTCACCTTTTGATAAACTTAATACATCGACATAAGAGTAAGCTTTAAAGGCTGGTGTTTCATAATGCATCTTAAGTACATCTTTGGAACGTGATAAGTAATCGACAAAATCTTTATAGCCTTGATAACCTTTTAAGAAGATCAGTGTTTCAGTAATATCTGTTAGTGGAAGATTGCTTTCAGTTTTTGCAAAATATTTATTGTACTCTAAGTACTTGATATCTAAAGAAAACCCAAGACCACTGGCTTGGGTTATAATTGTTTGATTTTTATGGTTGAAAAAGTATAATTCACCATATTCGTTTTCTAAGTAAAATGCTCTAATCAAATGACACTACCTCCTAATGCTTGATTGATAGAATCAATATCAAAGGTTGGTGAGGTTGTATTGATTGTGATGTGGTTTGTGTTAGCGGTACTTGACGTATTGTTTGTACTGTTTGTAACTTGGCTAGAGCCTTTTAGATTAAAAGTATCACTAAAGAATCCTCCAACCTTACCAAAAAAGCCTCCAACTTTATCTGCAGCTTTACCTGCGAAATCACTAATACCTTCAGTAACGTTTGTTGCAATGTTACTAATGCCTTCTGTAACACTACCAAAGACATTTTTTACCTTACCGCCAAAGTCTCCTATCTTTTTAGGTAACTCTCCAATCCATTCAAAGATTTTCTGAATAAACTCGATAATTTTTTGAACCACTTTTAATATAGGATCTAAGACTGTCTTTAAAACTTTAATAGCAGGAACGAGTATTGCTTGTAAAACTTGACCTAAAGTAGTAATAAGTGGTGCTAGTGCTTCTAATATCTCAGCAAACATGGTTACTTGCATAATCAGTGGCATGAGTAAGACATCTAAGATAGGCACTAAAATATCCACGAGCATAACAACTAAATCGATAATCACATCAAGGATTGGTTGGAGTGCGGTAAGAAGTGCATCAACGATCATCATGATTGGAGGCAGTAACAACATGAAAGTTTCCGTGAGCCTATCCAGAAGTGCTCTAAACTCTTCACTTTGAAATAATGCAAGGGCTAAAATGGCGATGAGCGCGCCTATACCAAGGGTAGCAAAGTTTATACCTGCACCTGCAAAAAGACCAGCAGAGCCCACACCTTTAAGTGTCATGGCCACAATATTTAAAAGCGGTCCAACCTTACCAACAATCGCAAGTACTGGACCAATAGCCGCAACTACGCCTATCAGGGTTGCAATCATTTTCTTTGTATCTGAATCTAGGCTATTCCATTTTGTAATCCAGTCTTTAACAACTGGTATCATTTCATCTCTAACTTTAATGATTAAGTTTTGAATGACTGGCATAAGTGTGCTTGCAATATCAACTGCAAGACTTGCTAAGGCTTGTTTGGTTCTATCTAGAGCATCAGTAAACTCACCCGCTTGCGCTGCTTGTTCATTAGTCACAATACCAAGTTCTCGTGCTTCTTGTCTTAAACCATCAATAACTTCTGCTTCTTTAGATAAAACAGGAATAATGTCAGCTGCGACTCTTTCACTTAATAGATCATTGGCCACACCAACTCTGATGGTTTCATCTTCCACTTTACTTAAAGCATCTCTTATTAGCAAAAATGCTTCATCGGTATTTTTACCTTTTAAGTCATCAACTGTCAGTCCAATTAAAGCTAGGCTATCGGCAAACTTATCACCATTGCCAGTCGCAATATCACCTAAGATACCATTAACCTTAACAAAGGCTCGCTCCATTCTTTCAGTTGATACACCTAAAATAGTCGCGGTATGATTCCACTCTTGAAAGGCTTCAGCTGATAAACCAATCTTTTCTGCAGTATCACCAATCTCGTCAGCTGTATAAGCAGTCTTTATCGAAAATGCTGTTAAAGCAGAAACGGCTCCTAAGATAGGAACCGTTACAGATTTTGTCAGTGTTGAACCAAGTTTACCAATCTTATCAAACTTGGCATTGCTTAATTCTTTAATTTTATTGTTTGTATTACTAAGCTCGCCATTAAGTTTTGCAAGTTCAGCTTCAGTGTATTGGACATTACGTTTAAGCTTATTATACTCATCTTGACTCATATCACCAATCTGAACTGCTTTTTTGGCTTTTTCAAGTTCTAAGTTTTGTGTGTCTAGTCTTTTCTTTGTTGTTTGTAAAATACTATTTAATTTATCTTGTTTTGATTTCCATAAATCAAGATTAGAACTATCATATCTTAGATTAGCATTAATAGCTTTTAGATCTTTGTTTTGTTCTTTGAGATCCTTTTTAATATCTTTTAATTCGTTTTCTAAATCTCTACCATCAAGGCTAAGTTTGATATTGAGTCCTTTTACTGTTTCTGCGATGTTTCCACCTCCAATGCATAAAAAAACACATCAGATTTGATGTGTTTAGATTCTAATGAGATATTACAAAATTGTTTTGAGTATGAGAAAAATAATCACAAACCAAATAATAGCAAATGGAATTGCGTAGTACCACTTTTTTGGCTTTCCATTCATCCACATTCCTTCCGCCTCTCTTCGATACAGTGCAAACTGCTCTTGAGGTATTGCTTTAATTGTGAGAGTTATAAAAATGGGTAATATGATTAAATCATCTAAATAACCTAACACGGGAATAAAATCCGGTATAAGATCAATTGGTGATAAAGCATAGACAATTGTAATAGCAGCAAAAAATTTTGCGGCAAAAGGAGTTTCTTTATGTTTCAGAGCAATGAATATTGCAGGTATGTCAATTTTTAATTTTGCTGCTTTTTCTTTTAAATTCATATCGATTTCTCCAGATTTTCTAATATAAAGATTATATCAAAAATAATCAGCAAAATATATGATTATTATATTAAAAAGTTATCAATGTCATTTTGTGTTGCTCTTTTACTTGTTTTGTTACCAGTAATGACATTCTTTTCAAGTTCTACAATTGAAAAGTATGTATCTAGGTCAAATGACTTGGTATCTTCAATTGATAATCTTAGATGTGCAAGATTAAATATGATGTTTGCTGTGATGTCTTTTTCTTCAGTGCTACTTTGATTTGCTGGGTGTGGGTGTGCTTTTCTGAAATGTCCCTAGCATTTCACCTATCGTATTCGTTAGATTTTGTAACTCATCCTGGTTACTTAATAAACCAAAATCAAGCGACATTAAAAAGTCGTTATATGATTGTTTGCTGAAAGGTCTATGAAGCACATAAATGATCCTGAATATTGTATCAATGACTGTGGATAAGTCTTCTTCTTTTTTACCAGTTTTTTCTAGCTTTTTAATATCACTAAATAATTCAGTTGAAAATACATTACGGTAATCAATAATCGTAAATAGTGATGAATGCAGGCGATAGTCTTTATCACCTAGATTAAGTGTTTTTTCCATGTTCTACTCCTTATAAGAATGTTGGAAGCGTAGGTGCAGTGGTTAGAAATGTTGCGTAGTTTGTATCTGTTGCGCCTGCGATTGCTCTTAAGATCAGATTGTTTCCTGCTTCAATTGGTCTTGCTGTAATATTAAGTTCGATTGAGTTTGCTTCAATAGAATCTGATTTTGTTTTACTTGAGTCTCCTGAAGGAGATGCTGTACATAAGAAATACCAAATACGTCTTGCTTTCATATCACCTTGAATCTCATAGCCTAAAGCGAATGTCTTTGTTTCTGCATTGACAATCTCAATTAAGTTCCCATTGGTATCTTCTAAGAAGCCAAAGATATCCTTTTTAAATGCTTCATCAATTTCAGTGAACTTTAGTGTCACGTTAGACCCTGAATTAGATACAAGTGTCTTAATCACTTTATCATCTGCATAGACTTGTGAGCTTCCACCGATTGCTTCAGTTGTAATCTCTTGTGCTCCTTCTAATCGTTTAGGAACACCGAATGTCCAACTACCATCTTCTGTTTGTGTTGCTAGTGCATAGTGCACATTGGTTAAACCAAATGTTACTTTATTACTCAT